AGTCGAGGACGGCGAGATCGTATTATCTGTTGCAGATCAATCAGATGAAGATGACGACTCTGAGGAGTAGTCGATTCGAGGGGGTGAGTCTTCGGACTCACCTTCGACAGTTTTCGCTGTTAAAAGCGGTTCGTAATCTGATAGAATTTGTTTCATTTTATTTTCTAGCTCTGCTTCTGATAGGTCCTCTAACTTTCCTGTTTTTATTATTTTCCGGTCTATATATAGTCCTGCAGCTTTCCCTCGGTTTGCTTCGGCATTTACCGCAGAGGAAAAACTCCCTTTTTTCAAAGCTGCTTCTCTCAATCGAGCAAGTTCTGCAACGTGTCCCTCGTAAGTAACTTCATGTTTCTTTAATCTTTCTTCTTTGAGTTCACCAATATACTTCACTACAAGTGGAGATAGTTTAGGATTACAAAGCTCAGATCCCTCTTGCCTTGCTCTTTTAGGAGAATAACCCGCCTTAATTGCTGCCTCTGATTGCGTTAATGCTCCGCTTTCATCACCGAAAACTAATAGTTCAGCAAATCTTTGTTGCATTTCTGTTAATCTTTTTGGTACACCCATAATTGACTTTTTAAGGTAACCCTCCTATATTGTCAACTATGAAAGTTTATGGAAGAGGACCACATGATTTAGAGGAAAGAATAGATCATTTAAAAAAACAAAAAGCTACACTACAAGGGACTATTGATGGTTATAAAATGTTAATTGATGAACAAAAGAAAGAAATTTGGGAGTTAAAACAAATAGCTCACGAGAACGAAAAAAATAAAAACTTAGTTGAAGGGTATAAAAGAATAATAAAGGATCTGTCGAAAAATGTTCGTTAAACACTTACAAGAATACTTAGATAAATTTACTGAAGGACCAAACGGAAGACGAGGAAATGCCGTGAGCCATGCTAGAATATATATTGCAACGCCAAGCGGTTATCTAGAAGAAATAAGAAGAATTGAAGTTCATGAAAGTAATAAACCTGGCGACAACTCTCTAAGAGTTGTTTTAAAACCTAACAAAGAAGAAAAATTAATATTACCCCAAGGGTATGTAAAAGATTACTAAAGGCGTAGCATGTAACACTACTACGCCTTTAGACTCATTTAAAGAGGGATATCTAGTTCGTTTTTTTCCTTTCTCCATTGTTCGAACTCCTTTTTGTCTTCTTCCTCTTTACTCCATTGAGTTTGTAAAACCTTTGTAACAGTATCTTTTATCTGTTTAAGACCTTCTTCGGTATCAACCAAAGTTATTATTGTTTTAATTAACTGCAATTTGTCTTTCTCCATTTTTTACCTCCTTTCTACTTATAAAAATTAGTTTATCATCAAAAGCATTTGGATCGTAAATAGCCAACTTATCATCATCTTCGTTGTAACGAATATGAAACGCCCAACCTTGATCGACCATGTACGACATCTTTGGATCTTTTTTAATATGTTTAATAAAATTACTTAATTTAAATTCTTCACAATAAACTGTAAGGACCTTATGTTGCATTGAGAGCTTTCCTTGAGGAAAAATTATAAAACCAACTTTGTTGGGTTTTAAATCTGTAAATTTTTCCACGTAAGCACATGTAAAGTCTTTACACCCTTTTGGTCTTTCATCATAGATTTTACAACCCACATTAATATTACACTCCTTACACCATGAAAAAGATTGTTTCTTTTCTTTAAAATAATTTATTTCTGGCAACTTACAACAAAGACTACAATCTTCGCATTTTCTCATTAGTAAGTCACCTCCACCCATAATTCTTTGTCTTCAATTATTGTTATGCTTTGTTTTTGTTCTTTTGTTAAACCTTCATCTATAACTTCGTTTATCATTAAAGTTTTACAATATTCTAAACCTTTTAAATTTGATTTTACTGTATATCTATTCTTTCTATAATCTTCGAAATCCACACAACCTTTATTTCTAAGTTTGTATAACTCAATTCTAATATTTAAATCTTGTTGTTCTCTTGTATTACCAAGATCAAATTGTTTCATAGCAACAACTCTATCTCTAATATCACTAACTAACATTGTTTTAAAAACTCCTAGTTGCTTTCTGTCAGCACAAAGAATTGCTAGTATGTTTTTGCTTAAAATTTTATTGATTGGGTCATTTGTCTTCGCCCCAATCAAATTAATTATTTCGTTTTTATCCTTCATATTCTTTCTTTAAAAAAGAAACTAACTCTGATAGTTTCTTATTTTCCTCTTGATTTTTATTTATTAGTTTTTTTAATAAATTTATGTCTTTATTTTTTTTAATGTGATCAAAAAAATTTTCTTTTTCATGTAAAGATATTTCTACACTTTGTCTTTTTTGATTTATTTCACTATGTGGCTTTATTACTAAATTTTGTAAACTAATAATTTTATTCACATCATTCAAAGCACTATGAACACTTAAAGTATCCATAACATAATAACTTTCATTTATTTTCTTCATTTTTCTTTCTCCTTTTTTATTTTTTAAATTATTAAACATCAAATATAGTCCTATACTATCCCAAACATATTACAAGAAAAAAATAAATTTTTTTTCAATTCTTGGTTGTGTTGCATAAATGCAGCATGTTGCAAAAATACAACACTAGAGCTTAGAAACAATCCGAGCAATATTCTCTGTTCGTTGTGCTTTGATTCCCATATAAATAATTATCGCATTTCTTTGCTTTACAAATAATTGTGCCTTTTAACATTCTTTTTTTCTTCTCTATGTCTTTCTGCTTTATATAGTCTTCTATGCCCTTGTAGTCTTTTGCTTTCATATTAGTACCTATAATTAAATTCTCCATTATTTTGTTCTTCATATAAAAATAAACCAAAATCATAGCCTTGTTGATAGCTATGTCTACAATATTTATTTTTTAAATCCTCATCTACATCACCGTCTAATAGTGCATTTGCAACACCATCTTTAAAAGCGTTTAATTGTCCTTCTTTCATATTAATACCCCAACCAATCTTTTAGATCCTTTAATTTATAAACTTTTTTCTTTCCTAATGTTTTAAAAAAGTTGTCTAACTCATTTAAGTTTCCATGTTGCTTGATTATGAAAACTGCTCTTTTAAGTGTTATTGTTATTGGTTCCATTATTCTTCCTCACTTTCTGTTGTTTCAACTATATCTGATTTATCAAATTCTAAATTATCAGATATACCATTTCTAGTTATTGTAATTGTAGTATTATCCCACTCATCTTCTGAGATAACCACACCTTTTATATCAACGATATATTCTTTTACCATTTTTCTTTTTCCTTTCTAATTTTAATTTATATTTATTATAATATACACCACCTACACAACTCAAGATATTTTTCAAAGTCTGTTCCATGAGCCTTTTTACATTATCTTGAGTTGGTAAGTTTTTTTTCATTTATCTTCCCCCCTTAACTTTTTTATTATCTTGGGTAAGAACTTTCTTGCAGTTGGGCTTTGTTCGTCTTGATCCCTTCTTTTTTCAAGTTCAATGTGCAAGTCATCACATAACCAATCTAACAAAAAATCTTTTTCTCCTTTAGTCAATTTTATATCCATTTTATTTTCTCCTTTCTATTTATTAAGCAACTCTTAATCTTTTTAATGTTTCTGCGTCTTGTTTTGAAATTTCAGAAATTGAATAAACACTAATTGCATTCATCTCCCAATCATCCCAAAAAACATTTGTCTTCAATCCATTACTATTCTTTTTGGATAAGTTCCAAAATTTTTTGCAATATTGATATTCCGTCATTTCTTTATCGAAAATATATTGATCGCTATGTTCATAATCTCCGATAGTCATTTCAAACTTAACTAATATATTTTTTGCCATTTTATTTTATCCTTTCTATTGTGCAATTATCCAATCGCCATGTGTAACCAACGAAAGAATAATTTTCTTCATCATTGAACTTTTTAAAAACCTCGTCTAATGATCTTGCCTTGTCATATGCCTTTGTAGGTATCAAAGTACACCAATTAAACATTGCATCATTAACTAACTTACCCTCTTCCTTATCGAATAAATTAGTTCCTTCATACTCTGTTCTTAATGTTTTTTCCGTGTGAACTTGCACTATGTCGCCATCATTCCAAGTGCAAAGATACATTTTTTCATTGTTGTCGTTTGCTATTGTTATTGATTTATTCATTTTCTTTTATCCTTTCTTTTTATATAGGTTGTCAAAAGCATTAAAAAGACAATCACAAAAATATTGATAGTTTTTATCTTTCATGCAAATTGATATTTTTTCATAATGTTTGACTACTTGTCTTTTAGAAAAAAACTGTTCCCAAGTGTCTTCCTCATAGTGAAAAAGACCTTTTGTCTTTTTCACTAAAAAACTAGCAAATCGATTAATTTGTTTTTTGTTCATTTGTATTTATCCTTTCTTTTCTGTTAGTTCTTCAAGCTCAGATTTTAGATCCTCAATTCTAGCCCATATATTTTCTGCTTTTTTATCATCTTTAATTGCTCTATCTAAATGCTGTTGATTGTCATCTAGATATTCAATTACTTGTTCTATTATATTCATTTGTATTTATCCTTTCTATTGGTTCATTTCTTTTTGTAATGCTGATTTTACTAATTCATGATTTTCAGTATAACCACCATCAATCAAAGCGGTTCGAACCGCTTTGTTGTCCTTGTTATGTGCATATACAAAATTCTTTTCTGTTGGAAATTTCTTTCCATTTATATGAACAGTAACACCTTGTAAGTAACCAAAATAATATTTTGGCTTAACTAATATTTTTAATTCATCTACATTCATTTGTATTTATCCTTTCTATTAATATGCTTGTATAATTAATCTTTCAGTATTTGGTATTTCGATTACTGTTGTATGATTTCTTAAATCTTCAAGATCCTTTATATCTGTATAATTTTCTTGAACCTTTTTTAAGTTTTCATACTCATCAAAATCACATCTAAAAGCAATTGGATCAAATTCTAGTTCATGATCCGTGTCTTCTTCATATTGCTCAAGATGTTCAAACAACGCTTTTGTCCCTTCATAACTAAAACCATGTTTAATCATTTCATCTGTAAATGTGTACTCTGTTATTGTATCTTTCATTTGTATTTATCCTTTCTGTTGATTTAAAATATTTGATAGTTTAGCCCAATCTTTTTTAGTCATACTAGGTTTTTTAGGTTTTTCATAAACCATCAAATTAGGTTGAGTTGAAATTAGATTATAGCCTTGATTTTCTAATTTAACTTTTTTTATACTCGCTTTACTTAAAGAAGAAGGAACAAGATTGTTCCAACTTACATACTGTATTTTAGTCGTATATTTTGTCATTTTATCCTTTCTTTTTTATATTTATATATTTGGGACTTTATAGGATAGAGTATAGAAAAAAAGAAAATAATGTATTGATGAGTGTATAAATATGTCGCACCACTATATATAGATTTACAACCACTATATCCAGGTTTACTACCTTAAGTTGTAGCAATTTTAAATACACTTGTTACTTTGAAAATTCATGAAATCTGAAAGTAAATTTTATAATGAAATTAAAAAGAATATTGATAAAATTAGTTGGCTTAGACTTGAAAACTCTGTCCTTCATGGGGTTGCTGATTTATTGGGCTATAATGATAATAGCACCTTTTTCACAGTAGAATTAAAAGTTGCGAGAGGGAACAAGGTCACGTTCTCACCTCATCAAATCGCCTTTCATTTTAAACATTCAAAGAATACTTTTATTCTTGTTAAGACCCAAGATCCGAGGTCGCCTAAACTTTTTGAAGGGTCAATGATCCATGAGCTCGCAACCTCTGGTTGTAGAACTAAACCAATTGCCGAAGGATACGAGGATATAATAAAAGTTTTTAACTCTTTATAAGTTCCGATAATTAAGCATTATCGAACATTACTATTGATAATCATAATTTATCGTTAGTAATAAAAGGTCCGTGATCCATGGCCAAAGGATCCTAAGCCAAAGCCAAAAATCAAAAGAACAAGGACACCGACCCCCCTTTTTTCACAAAAAGGGATCCTATGACCAGACGCAAGGTGCAACGTTTACACTGTTATAGGTGGTAAAAACGTTTTCATTAGGTATAGTAACCCTAAAAAAATTTTGCAAAATTTTAAATGAATTTGAATAATGTAGATATAAGTAAACTTCCTGCAGATGTGCGTAGACATTTTAAACAGCTGCAAGTGATGCACGCAGAAAAAAAGATACAGAATA